CATCGCGGACGACTTGGTCACCGCCGTCAACTTCCGCAATATCGACTTGCTCAACAACCTGGAAGTCGATTTTTACCATCTGATGCCGCTGCTCGATCCGGGCGGGGAAGTAGTTGTGACCGGCACCCGGTACTCCTTTGCCGATCTCTACGCCCGCATCATGGCGAAGGATATGGGCGTCGGGGAGTGGGAAATTTCAGTCCGGAGCTGCTACAAAAAAGACGGCTCCTTGGTCTTTCCGCAGCGTCTCACGAAAGACGGTCGCAAGATCGGTTTCACCCCGGAGCTACTCGCCGATTTAAAGCGGGCGGAACCGGAAGTTTTTGCGGCGCAGTACTTGAACGCGCCGATGTCGTCCAAGGATCAGCTTTTCCCCACGACGCTGCTCGCGCAGGCCACGAGGTCTTCCCAAGATGCTGACTACCCAAAAAACGCCCCTTGTATCTTCGTCGTCGATCTCGCTTCCGGTAAACGAGCTGATGCGGACAATAGTGTTCTGGCAGTCGGCCGATCCGACCATCAAGGCCGCGTTTGGGTCGCGGACGTCGTTGGTGGCGTCCTTACTCCGCACGCCCTGGCGCTCACAATCATTTCAAAGGCAGTACAGTATCGTCCTTCCCGCGTCCTCATCGAAAAGCGACACGGCGCCGAATTCTTCGGCGAATTCCTGAAGACGGTAGCCCGCGAGAAAGGCGTCGTGATCCCGGTCGATTACACGACTGGCGGCTCCAAGAAAGACGCGAAGTACATGCGGATCGCTTCACTCGAATCCGCGATGCGCCAGAAACGCCTGTTCCTCCTCGCTGGGATTACCGACTACGCGAAGACGAGCGAAGAGTTCGAGCAATTCCCACGCGGCCGGCACGACGACAGACCCGACTCCATCGCGCTTCTCTATGCCGAGCTTACCAAGTTCGCGCCGTTCCGCCCGGTCCTGAAACAACTCCCGTGGATATTCGACACCCCGTACTCCCAGCCAGTAAAAGACGCTACATCCATTCTGGGCGACAGCTTCGTCTGCTGATTACCGGCAACCGTGGGTATATCGGCAGCCACCTCGGTCTTGAAGGCGAAGGCTGTGACTGGAAGGACCGGCAAGACTACCGCCAGATCACCGGTGAGTGGGATGTTGTCATTCATCTTGCGGCCAGCGTGAGCGTCATCGAGAGTTTCAAGGCTCCGATTGAGTACTTCAACAACAACGCGTTCGGCATCGCGAATTTCTTAGATCGAAACAAAATCGGCCGATTCGTTTTCGTTTCTACCGGCGGCGCGATGTACGGCGACAAAATCCTGGCGAGAGAAGACGACGCTTGTGTCGAGTTGTGTCGCAGCCCGTACGCGAGAAGCAAGTTTGTCGCTGAGTCGTACGTCCGCCAACACCCGGATTACTGCATTCTCCGACTCGCGAATGTCTACGGTGGTGACAGTTCTGTCCGTGGCGAAGCGGCTGTTCATGCGCGCTTCGCGGAAGACGACCCGATTGTCGTCTACGGCGGGAAACAGACCCGAGACTTCGTCGACATCGATGTCGTGACCGAAGCGATCCGGCGCGCAGCCTTCGGGGAAATGATCGGCACCTTCAATGTCGGCTCCGGCCAGGAGACGAGCATTTCAGAAGTCGCCGAGGCGTGCGCGAAGCGGCGGGGAGTCGGCATTTACTACGACATCGCCCGGCCCGGCGAAGTGGAATACATCAGCTTGGACTGCTCAGCAGCCAGGAACGCAGGATTGATCGACTAAATGGGATTCGAAACACTACCGGGGGCAGTCAGTGAAGGCGCGGCGCTCGCGCCGTTGACGCCGGACGAGGTTAAGTTTTCTGACGAACAGTTAGAGGACCAGAAAGCCCTCGGCTTGGTCCTCGTCGACGCGGCGATGGCCGAGAAGTTCCTGTCGTCAAAGGCGCTCCCGGCGGCGTGGAACCAAAATGACGACGACTTCCGGGCGCTCGTGGCCCAGAAGGACTGGGACGGCGCGTCCGGGAAGAAGCGCGCGAATCTGAGCATGCCGCAGATTCTCGAAGTCATCGAGAGCCTCCTTCCCCAAATCTTTCTCGCCTTTTTCAGCGACAAAACCCCTTTCATTTTGACCCCGCAGGGCACGACCCCCGCGCCTGCCGCGCGCGCTGCGTCGAAAATCCTGACGTGGGCGATCAAGAAGTCGGGCTTCAAGGAAGCCATCCGGCAGATTCTGAAGTCCTGCCTGTTGTACGGCACCGGCATCGGCAAGTGGAGCGGCGAAAAGGGCGTCGAGCGCAAGAAAAAGTACTCGCGCGTGGACAAACAGATCGTCTCGGATTCGGTTGACACGCCTTATTTCTGTCCTAAGTTCGAGCGTGTCGATCTTCGTAATGTATTGATCGACCCGGCAGTCAGGACGTCTGACATCCGAGACGCGAAGTACGTCATCTTCCAGGCGTTTGTCACCGCGAACGACCTGGATGACATGCGTGACGACCCGACCTACAAAAACATTCCGTCCCGCGCGCAACTGAAAGAAATCCTCGCTGCGAAAAGCGAAGGTACGACTGACAGCGTGCCGGGCACCAAGACCGAGTCGTGGCGTGAAAATCAGGCTGAGCGTCAGACCGCAGAGACTAGTTCTGACCCGTTGCAACAGCCGCTCGAACTCCTCGAATACTGGACGAAAGACCGGGTAATCACAGTCGTCCAGCGCAAATTAGTCATCCGGAATAGCGAGAACAACGACGACGGCGGCTTCGTCTCCGAGTCGTTCATTGATGTCCTCAATGCTTTTCACGGCTACGGCATCGGCTTCCTGCTCCTCGGCGAGCAGAAACTCCAAGCCGGCGTGGTCAACGCGTGGATCGACTCTCTCGCGCTCATCTTGTCTCCGTCGTTCCACAGGCGTAAGGGCGTCGGCGCCGGCTCACAGAACATCCAGATCAGCCCTGGGAAAGTCGTCAACGACGACGGCGAACTCGAGCCGCTGGAAGTCCAGAGCGTCTCCAACGAAGCTATGCAAGCGCTCGCATTGTCCGAATCCCGCGCGCGCAGGAGAGTCGGAGCCAATTTCGGTCCTGACATGCCGACCCAGGCGATGCGGACGGCGGAAGGCGTCCAGGAGTTTACGGCTGGGATTGAAACGCGGACACAATATTTTGTCGAACGGTTCGCGGAGAACGTCTTCATCCCCGGACTAGAAGCGTTGTTGTGTCTCTGCAAAGACAACATGACGCCTGAGGACATCAACCGCGTGCTGACCGAAGAAGAGGGTCACGCGTTCGATGGCGACATCCTTGATTTCTACAACGGGATGTACGGCATTGAAGTCCTCAGCAGCACGAAGCTCGCCGCGAAGCGCGCGATGATCGGAATGGTCACGCCGCTCCTCCAGTTGTTCCAGGCCGCCCCCGTCCAACAGTCCCTGTTGACGCAGGCCAAGAAACTCGACTACGCCGAACTGCTCAACCAAGTGATCGAGTTAGTCGGCTGGGAGTCGAACGGTCTGATCGTCGATGCGACTCCGGAAGATCTCGCGCGTGCCCAGCAACTCAACCCCGCCGCCATCAAGGCACAGAGTGATATGGCGAGAACGCAGCAAGAGCACGCAAACCAGTTAGAGCTGGAAAGCGCAAAAGGCGACGTTCGCGCCGGCATTCAGGTCGTGAAGCACGTCTTAGACCAATCCGCCGCAGAGAACGAACCCGAGAAACCGCTGGCGACGCGGTCGTCGAAAGAATAACTACCAAAAAGCGAGTCCCACCATGATCGGTTCCGAAACACTCCCTAAAGTACTTTTCTCCATCAGCTCAGCCACCACGACCGAGCTGCTTCCGGCTGTGTCCGGTCGTCGGTACAAAGTCTTCGGCTTTGAGATGCAGAACAAGCACGCGACGACTGACACGGATATTACGTTCAAGACCGCGACGACCGCGATCTCTCCTGCTTTCACCGTTTACGCGAAAGGGTCTTACGGCCGCCCGGCCGGCCCCGTCGCTCAATTCCCAGCAGAACGCGGCGACGCGTTAAACCTGACGACCTCCGCGGCCGGCACCCTGGTCGGAATTATTTGGTACGACATTGACTAAGGAGATTGCCGTGAAGATCACACGAGTCGCGCTTCTCGGCGCTCTTTTGTCAACGTCCGTGTTCGCGCAGATTACCAGCCCTGGCGGCTCGGGCGGCTCGGGCACCCCCGGCGGTTCTGACACCCAAGTCCAGTTCAACGACGGCGGATCGTTCGGCGGCGACTCCGGACTTGTGTGGGACAAAACGAACGACTACCTGACCGGGCCACTTCGCGTTCGCTTCGGTGGTACGACTTCCAGCTTCCCGATGCTGAAGCGGAACTCGGCGGCACTGGATGTGCGTCTTGCCGACGACTCTGCCTATGCCACATTGAATGCCGGAAGTTTTGTTGCTCAGGCGGCAGGTGGCGGCACCGTGGCAATGAATGGATCATCCTCGGGAACGCTGACGCTACTGCCAAACTCGACCTCATCCATTCCGCAAGCAACACACGTCGCGGGAGGTTCGGCGAGCAACTCGACTTCAAACCTTGTTCGGATTATCAACATCTCGGGAAACTGTAATGGCATTCAGGGACTCGGTACGACGCTCGATGCGGGTGCAGGAACTTCGCAAGACTTCGATACGCAATGCGTGTTCCCAGCCAATTACTTCACGGCAGGAAAAATCGTACAGATTTGGTTCGGCGTACAAGAGGTTGGTTCTGGCGCGTCCGTGACCCGCAACTACACTCTCAAATTTGGCTCAACGACGCTTAACAACACGAGCGGCACTTGGAATCCTGGCAACAGCGCTACGCGCAATTTCGATGGACATGTCACTATCCGCTGCGAAGCAACAGGAGCGTCCGGCTCTATCTACACAACCTATGATTTTGGCTCACTGCCGTCATCGTCCGCCGTAGGCGCTACGACGCAACCGGTCACGATTGATACGACGGCGGCTCAGACATTCAAGATCACAGCCGGATTTGGTGGTGCGACGGCGGGCAATACCGACCGCATCCTCTGGATGTTTGTGAAGGAATTGAACTAGGTGCGATTCCTTGCAAGTGCGCTGTTGTTTGTGATCGCGGCGACAGCCCAAGTCACCGTGTCTGGTGGCACGACCGTCTCCGGCGGGGTCGGCATCAACACTTCTGCCCCGGCGCAGTACATCAATATGGGACTGAAAGCCGGAGCATTGACGGCTTACCCGACGTATAACTTCGACAGCACGAACCTTGAAAACGGTTCGATCAGTTATGACACGTCAAATGCGTCGTCACTCTATAACCCGACCGGCTACACCTATGGAATGGTCATCAACTATACAAAGACGACCGCTTCCTATGACGGCGACATCAACAACTACGCTATCCGCAGCACAATTCCCGAGGGCGCTCTACTGCCGGACGTATGGTTCTCTGGCTATCTCCGCCGCCATCAGAACAGCGGTGCTGCTACGAAGTGGGGACAGGGCAAAATTTTCCGATGGATCGACGCGCAGGATGTTTGCACGACCAGCGGCATATCTGATGAATCGCCGGATTGCTTTCATGGCGTGCTGACAACTTTTCCATCGGCATTCGATGGCGACTCCACGAAGACGATGCAGTTGACGTTCGCGAACCATCCCATGAACGCCACTCTCTGCTTCAGTGGGTGTTCGACGGCGACGAATATTGTCTCCTCAGTCTCTCGCTCGGCTTCGACTGTCACGGTGACGACGAGTGCTCCGCACGGATTCCTGACCTCCGAGAAGATTAACGCTTCCGGGTGTAGCGATTCATCGTTCAATGCTTCAGGCGTGGCGATTACGGCCACATCGAGCACGACATTCACCTATACGGCGGGGTCGGGTGCGGGCAGTTCGACCACCTGTGCGTTCTTTAATCACCAGATGAACGCCAACTGGTACTGCGATCCTGTCAGTTCAGGGTTGTGCTTGTTGCAGTGGGACACAACTTACAAGATTACCGTTCACTTCCACTTTGGCACGCTGACCCAGAACCAAACAGCCGTGAGCACGGATTACGTCGAAGTGTATGTAAACCAGTGTACGGATGGTGCAGTCTGCTCTGGAATCGGCACCGAAGTCGGCCAGTACATGACCAACAGCACGGCGTGTCCTACCGGGCCATGCATCACGGTCGCTGGCGGAATCCGCCTGCGTCCGGTGACGACAGGTTACGCGAAGTCAATCACCCAGTTCTATCTTGGGAATCAGTGGGACGCACAGGATGCCTGCGGAACGGGTACGACTTCAGGTCGCAATATCACGTCGATTTCGCAGACCGGAACGACGGTGACGGTGAATACGAATCACTCTAGCTGTTCTGGCGCGACGAAGGCATTCGTGAATGGCTGGAGCGTCGAAATCGCTTCTGTGCCGACCGGGGCGCTCAATCAGTTGTGTACGAACGTCACCAGTGTGTCTCAAGACCAGTTCACCTGCACTAGTTCGGTATCGCAATCCGCGAGCGATAGCAGCGGCACGGGCGTGTGGAAAGCGCAGCCGGACATCTCCGCGACGTTGTGGGGCTGGAAGCTAGGAACTTCTCAGGCTTCTGTAGCCAATTGAGCGTGCTTCGCTTCGTAGTGCGCGAGAGCGACGGGAGAGTTTAGGTACGCGGCTCTCTCGCTGACATCTGAGAGCAGTTTTTCGTTGCACACGCCGCAGTGGGCGTCAACGTGACCGTTTCTAAGCGGGACCAGCTTGAGTGAAGCCATAGGCGCAATAGCTTAACACATGACCGAACTCTCCCGCGCTGAAACTTACGCCTTCTTAATGACCACCCGAACCCAAGGGTGGAGCGTGGTCAACAAAGTCCTCGCAAAGCTCGTCCAGGACGCGGTCGACTCCGCGCTCGACGCCGGAGACGGGACGAAGACCCAGCGCGCGGGCGGCGCCCGCGATTTAGTCCGCGAGTTCAACAAGACCGTAGCCGGCCTCGCCGGCGAATTAAGCGAAACCGCGTCGGATTGACGCAAGGAGAGCTAATGCCAGAACCGACTTTAGAAGAACTGCGTGAAGCGACTTTGAAAGCGCTGAACGCCGATGAAGAAACCGTAGCCGCAGACACCGAGGAAAAAGCGGAGCCGCCCCGCGACGACAAAGGCCGGTTCACGAAAGCGGAAGACGCTCCCGCCGAAGACGAAGAGATCGAATACGAGCGTGTGATCGACCTCGGAGACGGCTCAGGCACTCAGGTCTTCCGTGGGAAGACGATGGAGGAGCTGATCGACAAGCTCGCCTCCGCGCAAGAAAACGCCACGCGCAAAATCCGGGAGCTGTCGGCGACTCAAAAGGCGGCGATCAAACAGGTCGAAGAGAGCGACGAACTCACTGAAGACCAGAAGTTCCTTCTCTCACAGCAAATACTGACGGACCCGATGAAGGTCATCGACGCCGCTGTCAAGCGCGCGGTCAAAAAGGAAATCGACCCGCGACTGAAGCCGGTCGAAGACGTGGCGCGCGAGCAGCGCGAGACGAAAATTGCCGTCGATTGGGTAAAAAACAACCCTGACTACTACGCGTGTGACTCAAACGGTAAAAAGATTCAGAAATACCTAGAGACGCAGGGGAAAGAAATCACCCCTGACAATCTCCAAGCAGCTTTTGAGGACTTGAACGCCGACGGATTGTTGGTGTCCA